CTGATTAACGTTGCAAATCTCCGCTCCCTCATGAGCAACAGCGTCCCTAATCATAATGTCAAGCGAGGCAACTCCCACAAAATCATCTGCAGGATCAAGATCAAAATAAGCCACCACCTGACCACCAACAGTCATGGGAACACTGCTTACATACTTCAAGGCCAGTCTCTCGTACCGATACTTCTCATATGCCTTCGCCAATAGAGCTATTCTTGTACCAGCAAACTGTGAAGGGCTGACCAATTGGGAGACTAACGCGCCATTGGTAGTATTTAACACTTGTGGCAGCGTCACGGTTGTAAGAAAATCACAACCACTCTCTATAGTCACATCCTTTGACAGTGGGCCATAAACACTCTCTCTAGCGACACGGCCGATCGGCACTCCAACACCAGTGCGCATAAGCTTTCTCTTCATTCGTCTTGCACGGTTTCGTCTTGTATTCTTGGTCGGTTGAGCTTGCTGCTTGCCGGCAGGGCTCTTCGGTTTAATGTTTTTGGGCATTTTACCTTGAGCACCTTAAGGCTGGTGCATAACCCAATATCTGGTCGGGTGTCGCAGAATCATACCACCTCTCTAAAGAAAGTTGGTCATCTACATTAACACCAAACGCAAGATAAAAATCGAGTCTTGCATCAGCTGTGATACTCGCGACTGCTGATGGCTCAGGCGAATGAGCCAACTTGTAAGCCCAAGATCGAGGACGGTATTTCAATTGACTACCAACACGCATCAATGCAGCTGCATGGGATTGCACAACTGGCACACCAGAATGTAAAGCCAACAGGCACTCCCCAACTGTAGCAATATAATCGCGCTGGAATTTCACTCCACGGTACTTCAACATCAAACGGGATTTACCAATGGTACGTCTGGGATTAAGGATCATTTTACGAACCCCTCCGACGCGAATTGGTCTACACCCACACAGATCGACGGTCTCCAATTGACGATTTACCTGATCGACCTTAAGTGAATGCCCGTAAGTGGAAAACACACGTGTTATGCCATCAATAACTCTCTGAGCTACTTCTTCTTCAACAAGCAAACAGCAATCATCTCCATCATCAGCAAGCCTAAATTGTGATGGTTTGACGCCGAGCTCACGCAAGGCGCCACCCAGCATCAGTATCATCAACACACAATTCCCAAGAGCTGTATTCATATCTCCACTCATGCGGTTGCCCTTGACCTTATAGACAACCCCATCTTTAGTGAAACATTTGTTATCACGCTGCCAACGCAGGAGCCTTTGAAGGTGCGAATCATTATTAAAACAACTCAAATAAACAGAGTGTTCCAACATGAGTGCCTTCTCAGTACAGTGGCCATCAAATCTAGAGCAATCAAGAGCTAGCTGCACAGGCTTCTTGAGCTGGTACCACATTTTTTCAATATGGGCCGCTCTAGCTGCCGGAGCCATTCCTTTGACAATCAATCTCTCATTCGGAAACCACTGATTTAACCTACGTGAACCACGCATATGATACAAGTCATGCTCAAAGGCCTTAAGGTAATTCCCCAGTTCAATATTATATCTAGGGCCACGATACTGAATCATACGAGGATCTTTCATCGGATCAGTAACCTTTTCAGCCTTAACAAACGCCTTGACATATGAATCTCTCTTCCTCAGACGTTGGGTGTCCAAGGTGGCTAGTGCCTTCAGATACTGCTCCCTCTTGGCCCCAGAATATTGATCGAGCCAATCATTGGGAGACAACTTCACACGCTTTCCCAACCAACCTCCCAGTGCTTTCGCAATGGGTCGCAAATGTCGCAATCCGTCATCACCAACACCCCAGTCTGGAACCACACGGTTTCTAACAGCCAGATACTGGTTATGCTGACATAATTGTTGAACTGAGTAGTCATCACAGCAAGGCATTTCTCCAAGCTCAAACCACTCAGCCTGAATTGTACAGCATCCTGTCAGGCTGCCTCCAACCACAGAAGTTCCTTCTTTCTGAGGCTTAATTGGTATTCCACGACAACACACCGCCGGCTTGCCGCCCTCCTAACGACCCGCCCGCGGCATGCAAGCCACATGGGTAGAATACACATCCCCATGGGCCGCGCGCGCAACAACTCTAGCAAGAGTCATGTCGTGTGCTGGCGGATTCCAGTACACAACGACCGCCTGTCGGCGACACACCAATTTCTGCGCAATTGGCATCTTCGCCTCATCCCACTTGCGGTCCAACTCTCGCAAGATCTCGCGCATGCCTTCGGCTGTTCTTGGTCGCATGAGCGCCTCATACGAGACACTCAAATACACCTC